AAACTGGCGAGAAACATATGCTATGGCAAAACCTTACATCACACAAGGAACTGTTGGAATTGATGTCGGTTGTAGGGAAGGCGGATTCTCAGCACAGATGGAACAGGATTTCAAACACATATTTGCATTTGATTTTAGAAACACATTAAAATACTTTAAGAAGAATGTAAAAGACATTTCAAAATTCACCTACACTGTTTGTGGTATTGGTGAACAAAATGGTTATTCGTTCACTAGCAGTAACAAAGTTGGTAGGATCAAGGACAGTGGCAACCTCAAGGTTCCTATTAAAACAATTGATAGTTTTGAATACGACGATGTTGGTTTCATAAAATACGACATAGAAGGTTATGAACTGAGAGCAATCAAAGGGAGTGAGAAAACTATAAAAAAATATTGTCCTGTGATAATTGTTGAACAAAACAAAGGCAACACAGACGCTGTAGAATTGTTACAAAGTTGGGGATATAAATTGAAAGGCATAGATGACATGTTTAAAAGCGATTATCTCATGGTGAAAGAATGATATACCAATCGATACCACTACCCACATCAATAGCGTTCGAACCTATCAATCTATGTAATGCAAAATGTTATTGCTGTCCGTACACCACACTGAGTGAGGACGAAACTTATCACGGTAAGGCAATGACCCAAGAGCAGATAGGAACCTTGTTACATGATTACGGAGCACTCATAAAGAAATACCAAGTGAAGGATTACACGTGTGCAGTGAGTCCATGGAGATACAGTGATCCATTGGTACAGCCTAATCTAGAATACATAATGGAACTTTGTGACCAGTACAAAATTAAAATAGGACTTTGTACAAACGGTGTGTCCTTTACAAAAAAACAGTGTGAAATTTTGAACAAGTACATACACCTAATAGGTAACATCCATATGAGTGTTATTGGTCACACAGCAGAAGAGCTGTGGGAGTTCATGAAGATCAAGAAAGACAAAACATTAGACAGTTTAAAATTTGTAAAAGAAAACTACCCAAAACTTTCAAAAAGAATCAGGATTGGAATCAAACATAAAAAACAATCAGCGACTGCAAGTAGTGAAACCATCGCCGAGTACCAAAGTGTGATACTTGGTAAAGTTAAATCAAAGACCCAATGGGTTGAGAACAGAATGGGTGACGGAGATGGAGATTGGACAAAACCCTACGATGCAGTGATAAACGAAAAAAGTTATATGCAAGGTTGTGCAATGGGTGGTGGACGTATACTGCGACAAATGGAAGTCTTAGTCGACGGACAAACAGTGTTGTGCTGTGATGATGCAGAAGGAAAAACAAATTATGGAAATGTGTTCGAGATTGGCATAGAAAAAGCATGGCAAAATTTACAGAAGGAGCACGATATCATATACAGCAAAAAATACAACGAAGCCAAAAAAAACTTAATCTGTAACACATGTTCTAGGGGAAAGTTTAACGGATATTGGACACAATCTATGGAATCAAAAGTAATATCCAAGCAACAGGGTGTTATTGACAGAATAGGAAGTATGTAATGATTGGCAAATATTTCTTAGACAACTGTCTCAACAGCACAACAGTCAACGACCCATGGCCTCATCAAACTATAAATGATACACTACCACAAGAAGAATTTGTTAAACTGAGACAAGAATGTGAAAAACTAGATGTACCCGATGACAGATTAGTGGCCATATACCCAAAAGATTTCGAAGACTACAATATTTCATTTTACAAACAAGTAGAAGACATAAGCAAAAATATTCTTAATAACGCTAAAGAGCTATGTGAAAAATATCCTAAACACAGATGGTTCGAAGATCTGGCAGTGAACGCACATATATCTATTACTCCACCATTACCATGGAAGTTTTACATACACCAAGAAGGATTGGAGAAAATATGGAGCAGTGTAACATATATCACTCCAGAAGAGAATGTGGGGACTAAGATGTACACAGCACAAAAAGAAGACACATTTGTAAAGGAAGCAGAATGGAAACCTAACAGCACTTTCATATTTTGTGGACAGCAAGGCAAGACCTGGCACAGTTATGAGAGCGATCAAACAGAACAAAGAATAACTTTGAACTTCTTTCTAATGAAAGAAAACAAGCACTGTTTTTATAAAGGTTGATTTATTTTTTCTTTCAATGCAAGTACATCTGCTTGTAAATGCCTGTCTTTTACTTTTTCCCAAACAAAGTTATCTCTATAATTAATATTAAAATTTTTACGTATTTGTTTCCCGGCGTCGTCGTCAATAATTTTTTTGGCTTTGAATGTTACTGTTGGCAAATATAGACATCTGTTTAATTTACGTGCAACTTTCTGTGTGTATGTGTCTACATGCCAGTGCCAAAAAAATGCAGGTGCAAGATATCCTAAAGTGTTTATCCAATTCTTATGCACTGCAAAATGTGCCGCTGGAAGTGGCTTGTCAGGCCAAAGTGTAGTTTCGTCACTGTGCTTTTTATTACCTTTAGTTCTCCCGTCGCTGGGCACTACCATAAGAATTCTATCATCGTATCTAAGAAATTCATCTGTAATCAGTTGGTCCCAATCCTGTGTTTGCACTTGTACATCGTCTCCCATAAGCATAACAATATCATGAGATGCTTCCTCTGCCATTAAATTCCAACTGTAACAAGTAGATTGATTTGGGCCAATCGTATAATGTTTTTCGTCTAGTAAATCTTTGTACTGTTCTAATTTTTCATCATCATCGTTTAGATAAAACAAAAACTCAGTATCGCCTTTTTGCGTTTCTGTTGCGGTGTCGATTAGCCTTTTGGCTAGTTCGGGCCTGCCCCTTGATGGACAACAGAAAGAAATCATATCAATTTATTCTTCCAAGTATCTGGTGTTTGATCATTTATAATTTCTAATGGTAGGTGGTATTGAAACTTTTTTGTACCTCTGGTTCTTATGTATTCTGCTGTCTTCTTAACTGACTGACGCATATTCGTCGCTGTGCTGTAACCTAGTAAATCCCTTGCTTTGTCTGATGAACACACTGCTAGTTTGACTTCTTTGGGTCTATCTTTGTGGTGTATAGGATCTAAATTAAGTCCTGTTTCGTTTGCACAGGCCTCTGCTAACTCATTGATTGTTATAGGTTCTTCGTCTGGTCCTATGTTAATAACCTCTCCAACTACATTGTCTTGGAACGCAAGTGCATTCAAACAATACAAACAATCGTCTATGTAACTAAAACATCTTTGCTGTTTGCCATCTCCGTATATGATTGGTTGCTTACCCTGTAACATTCTGTTCAACATGATAGACATAACATTCCTAAACGGATCATCATACTTCTGTCTTGGTCCAACAATGTTGTGTGGCACAGCGATTACATACTCAACTCCGTGCGTTTCACATAAATTTTTAAGCACATCTTCTCCGGCTTTCTTTGCAATACCGTATGGATCTTGGGGACGACATTCGTAAGTTTCTTTGTAAGGCATCTCATCATGATGACCGTACCTTGCCATACTTGAACAATACACAATACGTTTAACTTTGTTTCTTATTGCCGCTGTAATAGTTGTTACTGATGCTTCAAATATATTTCTTGTTACAAGCACAGGAGAGAACACTGACAGTCCTTCGTATGCCGTTGCGGCAGTATGATAAACTATGTCACAGCCTTCCATGGCTTTGGTCATGTTTTCTAAATCGCAACAGTCCACTTGATGAAACTCTACATTTTGGGGGACATTGTCTGTGTATCCACCAATCATGTTATCATTACCAGCCACTGTATGACCTTCTGATATCATTAAATCTGCTAGATGGGAACCTAAAAAACCTGCTACACCTGTTATAAAAATTTTCATTTTGAGTATTTAATTTAAGTTATGTACGGTAAAAAACTTTATCAGGCCAATGATCCAAGAGAACCTTAAAGCCTATTGAGCCTAGATACTTCTCTATCTCTATATTATTACTACCGTATTTTTTAGTGTTGTTGTTTAACTCTATCATTAGATATTTTACAGTTTCTAAAGTTTTCGTTGCACCTTTTACCACTTCCATTTCATAACCTTCAACATCAATTTTTATCATATCAATATCATAATACCCCATACTGTCAATAGTAATCATTCTTATGTCGCCTTGTTTATCGACTCGTTTTGCTTGGGTGAAGTCATCCTCAGTTAACGATATTGATTTTATTTCTGATCCTACTGCTTCATTTCTCGGATCACAATTTATAGTGCAATTACGTTGTAAACATTCAAAATGTAGTTTGTCTGGTTCGAAAGCAATTACTTTTTTTGCAAATGGTTCAATAGCCTTTGCCCATGTGCCGCACCAAGCACCTATATCAATAACTGTTTTAAATTTTTTACTTTGACTATTGCAGTAATCTAAAAACTTCAGTAAACATTTATTTTGAGTAAAAGGTTGTCCAGATTTCCATTGCTCTATATGTATATCATTCGATGGAACCCAAAAACCGTTTACTTTTTCTATCTTCATAATATTCCTTTGTCCATTAGTATCTCAACTGCTGTGCCGTTGCTTAACTCCTCAGGAGTGAATTGTTGATAGGCCAAACTATATAACCAAGGTTCAGGTCCACCGTAATAAGGATTCTCTATGTCAGATAGTGCCACGTTGCCTACGTCCACAGCAAAACTCTTGTCATCACAGAACACAGGTATGCCTTCGCAAATCGCTTCAATTGCCGCGATACTGCAACTGGTAACAACACACCAGGCTTCCTTAAGGTCCTCGGATAGGGGTACTGTTGCCTCGCTTGGTCCTGATGTACCCCTGCCCCTAGGCTTGTGTCGAAGTCGGATTGGTCTGTCTGTGTATCTCTTGATCTGTTCGATAGTCTCGTTCGTCCAGTTAGGTCTGTCTAAATAATTGTGTATGCCTGCACTACTAGGACAAACTAAAATATACTTGCCAGCGAAATTTGGTGCCTTGATCTTCATTCCAAACTTTTCAAATCTATCGGCCTTGCAATTTTTGATGTAAGGAACGTGAATGGCATTCTTGCACACACGCCAATAATGGTTGTCAGGTTTTAGGTTGTTGTTGTCGAATCTTCCAAAGTAAGGTGTGTCGGTGAACCAGTAGTTGTGATTACGTGCTTCCAACTTCTTGACCATTTCCCTATTGTTGCCAACGAATCCCCAAAACATGCTGTTGCTTACTGGATCCGTTTCCGCGGCGTTGTCTAATTTTGTAATTTGATCTGGCCAGGATTTCTCCACGCCATTAAACACTTCCCATGCCTTGCTGTTCTTATTATTAAATGGTGCGTAAATTGTTAGCATCTATAAACTCTTTAAGTTGTCCTGCCCAGTCCTTGTGTCCTTGTACGCTAGGGTGTGGATCTCCGGGTTTGCATTCTTGTTTGTTCGCAACAGTATAATCCAAATGGCTGGTGTTTGGTTTGAAAAATCTTTTCTTGTCAATCTTGTCAAACATAAACTTTATATCTTCGTTCGTTATTTCTGCGTCAGACAGTGTGTTATAAAACACATATGGATATTTTTTATTTTGGAAATAGTCTTGCAAATCTAATAAAGCCAAGATTGATTCTATCTGTGTTGTTTGCTCTAAGTCCATTCCTGCTTTGAATAGATATTTTGTAAAATTTTTTGTGTGTTCATCCCTATTTGGATCCCACGTTTTCCATGTAGTTTTCATTGACGGAAATTTATGTGCTTTGTATCCATCTCCGGTTGGATAATCAAACCTGTTCCCCCCACTTGATCCTATTAGAAAAAAACATTTTTCTGCTTGTTCAGGAAATTTCTCACACCATGTCCTAGTAGTCCACATCATTCTTTTTGAACCCCTGCCACCTCCGGCCAGGTTAACTGCAACATCCAGTTCCATCAATTTTGCAAGTTCGAGACCACAGTGAGTGTGTACGTTATCTTTTGGTCTGGTGGTAAGAAACGAGCAACCATTAATGAATAGATTAGAAACCATAGTGCTATAATTATAGTGTAGTTATTCACAAAATGCAAACATGAAGAACATAGATTCAATCAAATATTTCTTAGACAAGTGGGAGACTGTGGACGCCAGTTATAATTACACGGTACCATACCACCAAGATATAGATCCAAATTTCACAAGTTTACCAACTTTCGTTGCTGAATTCCACGACTGCAAAGTGCATAGTTGCCCATTACTAGTAACCTATCAACAGAAATTGATAACCAATTATATATGGGGGCTCACAAATCAACGCAGGAACAAACCAGGCAAGACACACAAACTATGGAAGGAATGGGGAGACGAAGTACAGGCAGAGCTACCGCCTGTTAGCCAACACTTCCATGAGAAATATCTGTATGTATGGTTGCCCATAGATGAGGAAAGTGCAAACAACCCATGGCACATATGGATTGATGTGATATCAAAATTTAGGCTGTTGGAGAAACGCTGGTCCACAGATTTCACAAAGTATTGCTACGTGCTGGCAAACGAGAGCAGATATTTTAAGAAAGTAATCGAAGAATTGTTTCCTGAAATAAAAGTGCTCGTCATGCCAAAAGATGAAACGTGGCAATTCAAACACTTACTAGTGCCTAGCGCCAGTAATACAAAAGACGGAGTGATTACTCCTCATCTAGCACCGTGGTTGAGGCACTTCAAGGGCCTGCACGGATCTGAGGTAAAAGAACCACATCGAAAGATTGTTGTGTTACGTCCAAGTGCAAAAACAAGAAGAATGACAAATTCAGATGAACTGTTACTTGCCTTGAAAGGATGGGAGACAGTTGTGTTAGAAACAATGACAGTGCGAGAGCAAATGAAAACGTTTGCAGAAGCAACACACATTGTTGCGGCCCATGGAGCAGGATTGGTCAATCTACTTTGGTGTAAACCAGGAACAAAAGTAATCGAAATACAAGACACTAAAATGATACATAAAAAAGTCTACCCGATCCTTTCACACCACCTAGGATTGAAACACGAACTGTACTTGGCCGACACGGTGCCAATAACATTACAAGACGGCAAGAAACCCAAGGGCATAAAAAGGCTAAGCGATCTAATAAATTTTAAAATCAATGTTCCTGACCTACTTAAATATCTCGATTGACAATGAAAATTAAAGTTATAACATCTTACAAACCGGGCACTTGGGGATCGTTCGCCAAACGAGGAATACACTCCATGGTCGAACAATTTCCTCCGGAGGTAGATATATTTCTCTACTGTGAAGAACAACAACCAAAGGACGTTGACAATAGAATAACGTGTGTTGATCTAACACAAGCAGAGCCAGAACTATTCAAATTTAAAGACAAGTACAAGGACGATCCAACCGCAAATGGCAAAATAAAACAGATCGAAGGTGGTGTAAGAAGGTCGCCCAACTTACAAGGGCTAGATAAAGATAAAGATTCTTTTCTTTGGGACGCTGTGAGATTTGCAAACAAAGTTTTCTGTGTTATTAATGCAGTGCGTAACTCCGACGGATACGACTACGTGCTGTGGATAGATGCAGACACTTTCACTTTCAGACCTGTGCCATTAGATTTTTTCTCAAAATTATTACCAAAAGAAACCATGCTGACATACCTAGGTAGAGAAAATCCAACGTTAGGTGACGGGGGTGTTTATCCGGAATGTGGATTCGTAGGATACAACCTTAAGCATCCAGAGACCCGGAACTTTATAAACGACTGGGAGCAACTTTATAAAACAGGCGATGTATTTAAAATTCTTGAATGGCATGATTCGTACGTGTTCTGGCATTTGTCAAAAATGTACAGGGCAGAAAAAAATATACAAGTGAACGACATAGGATATCACAAAGGAGTCAAAGGTCATCATGTTTTTATCAATAGTGAATTGGGACTGTACATGGACCATTTCAAAGGCAAGAGAAAACTCCACGGCACGTCTGCTAGAAATGATTTCCGTGTTAATCCTAACGCATCCTTTGATCTACAAAAGATAGATTACTGGAAAAAAGTACCACCGAGTTAAATTAGACATAATTACATTAAATGAAAAAAATTGCATTTGTAACAGGAATGACCGGACAAGATGGTCCTTACCTAGCCAAACACTTATTAGAAAAAGATTATAAAGTATACGGTTTGGTAAAAAGATACAGCAATCCAAATCTATCTAATCTTAACTATCTTGGAATAGAGAACGATGTAGAATTAATTACGGGCGACATAACAGACGATGCCAATGTGAACCATTTGGTAAAAACAATTAGACCAAATGAATTTTACAATCTTGCCGCACAGAGTTTTGTGGGTGCTAGTTGGGATCTTAACAAACAGACAACTGAAGTAAATGCAATGGGTGTGTTGAATATCCTTAATGCAATAGTAAATCAAAACCCACTTACAAAATTCTATCAAGCAAGTACCAGTGAACTCTACGGCAACTCAAACGTTGACGGTTTACAAAACGAACAAACACCGTTCCACCCACGTTCTCCATATGGTGTGTCAAAACTGTATGCCTATTGGATGACTGTCAACTTCCGAGAAAGTTACAGCATACACGCCTCGAACGGAATTTTATTCAATCACGAATCACCCATAAGGGGCAAGGAGTTTGTCACAAGAAAAGTCACAGACGGTGTTGCTAAGATCAAACTAGGACTCGCAAAAAAAATTACACTAGGAAACCTAGATGCAAAAAGAGATTGGGGATTTGCTGGAGACTTTGTTGAGGCCATGTACACAATGGTGCAACAGCAAGATCCAGGAGATTACGTAATATGCACAGGAGTGCAACATTCTATTAGAGAATTGCTTACTCATGCTTTCAGAACCGCTGGCATCGACGATTGGGAACAGTATGTTGAGTCGGACCCACGTTTCAAGCGTCCAGCAGAAGTACACGCACTGCATGGCTCATATGCCAAGGCAAAAGAAAAATTAGGATGGGAACCTAAGACCGAATTCAAAGACATGGTTGCTTTGATGGTCACTGAAGACATAAAAAGATTGTCTCATGATCTACGTTAGTTCCACCAATAGGGCACTCACAGAAAAATATACTGACTGGGCCGCACAAGGCTTACCAGGAGCCGAGAAACTTGCACCAACTGAAATCATAAACAAGACGGACTGTACAAAAGCAGTGATGTTTGGTGTACTGCGTGGCACACATCTAGTGTATAAATGGGCAGAGAAAAATAACATAGATTTCTACTACATGGATCGACCCTACTGGGGAGAAACAAGATTCAATCCTTACTATCTCAAAATTGTTAAAAACAATCATTTAAAAAACTGGCAGGAGGATAGACCAGACGATCGTTTTAAAAAATCATTCCCATGGCCCATTCATCCTTGGAAAAAGGACGGCAAGAACATAATAGTGTGTCCTCCATCTAATGCTATGAAGGAATTCTTTGGTGTGCATGATTGGTTGGACAAAACACTGGCAACACTGAAAGCCAACACAGACAGGCCGATAATTATTAAAAACAAAGGTTACAATCCTATCATAGGACGTGATGCCAACGGAGGAATGATTGTCACTGGTAAAGATAATAGTAAACCAAGTGGTCCCATAGACTGGGACAACGCTTATGCTGTTGTGACGTACAACTCAAATATCTCTTTAGAAGCGACCACTAGAGGCATTCCGTGCTTCACTGATCCACACAACGCTTGTGCACCTATATCAGAAACAGATTTCTCAAAAATAGAAAAACCTTGCTACATTGATAGAGAACCGTTATACTACTCAATGGCATACGGTCAATTTACAGCAGAAGAATTAAGAAACGGATATGCTTGGAGGATACTAGATGAAAGTTGAAATATTTAGAAGGACAGTAAAAGATAGACGTAGGGGTGCTAGTTGGGATCTTTTACAGTACATGGCCGAGGGTATAAGAGCATGCGGTGACGAACCAATCATGGTAAACGAAACAAAAACCGGACCATGGACTGAAAACGAAATGGAACCCACACACCCGATCGGTTGCATGTTTGGCTACGGAGGGACTAATCAAATGCATCACACAAAGGGTCGCAGACGAGACCTAGTGGAACGTGCAAAGAAAAAAGGAATCAAAATTATCACATTCGATGGTGGTTTACTTTCAAGTTTTGGCAACGTGCATGGCTCAAAACATCATTGGAGGGTTGCTTTGTTCTCACCAATGAACAATGGAGACTTCTTGTCAGATAACAGTCCCCCAGACAGATGGGAGGCCGCTAAAGCCAGATGGAATATCAAAAATGAACCATGGAGAAAGTCCGACCAGGATGATCCTATTATGTTTGTGCTACAACCTAAAGACAACTGGAGCATGAACGAACTCGATCCCATAGAATGGTTCCATGGAGTATATGAAAAATTGAGACCTATCACAGAAAGGAAGTTCATTGTGAGGCCACATCCTAATCATGTTGTTGCTATAGAAAACAGGATGGGAGAATTTCCAGAAGATGTTGAAGTGGTCATAGGACAGAAATATTTCAACGGAGACGAAAAAAAATATTACAGATTCAATTATCAAGAAGCGATATCCAATTGTCATGCCGTTGTTACACACAATTCAACTGCGGGCGTAGATTCATGTGTGCGTGGTATCCCTACATTCAACACCTCAGATCTAGCATTGAGCTGGCCCGTGGCAAACAAAGATCTGAACAACATAGAAACTCCAGAGTACCCGGACAGGACACAATGGCTGAACGATCTCGGATACAAGTTATGGAGCGAAAAGGAAATCAGAGATGGCACAGTGTTCAAAAGATTCAAAGATAAGTTGGGAATGTAATGTGTGGCATATACGGTATAACCGAACATAATCCAGAATTCATAAAACAATTCATAGAAGTTTGCAAACACAGAGGTCCGGACGGTTCAAGCATGTGGCACAACGATAAAATAACATTAGGTCATAACTTGTTGAGTATAATGGGTGAACCAGGCAATGCGACACAACCATGGACGACCCCTAACGGAAACAAACTTGTTTACAATGGAGAAATCTTCAACTACTACGAATTGAAGGAAAAGTACAAGGATTTTACAGACACCTCAGGGTGTGACACCGAACTGCTCGCATGGGGACTTGACAATTTAGGACTATCATTCCTTGACGAGATAGATTCAATGCACGGCTTTGCTTACTACGAAAGAGACAAGAATACACTTACACTGAGTAGGGATCACGCAGGCGTTAAACCTGTGTACTATGCAGAAATAAAAGAGGGTCTGGTGTTTGGTTCTGAGATAAAAGGCATGTTAGATAAAGTGCCTGGGAGTAGGAAGCAGGACGAACTTGCTGTAGGTTGTATGACCACAACTGGCATTAATCCATTACGTAACACTTTTTTCACAGGAATAAAAAAATTACTCGCAGGTGAAACTATTGTATATGACTTAGACAACAAAACGGTAGTGAAAACAAAAAGGATATTCATAAAACCAAATTCAAACAAGAAATTCAATGCTGAAGAATTTAGAAAGATAGCACAAAAGTCTATAAAAATGGCAAGTATTGGCAGAAGAAAAATTGGAGTATTCTTGAGTGGCGGACTTGATTCCAGCATAGTTGCTTATGAACTTAAGAACGTATTGGGCTATGCCAACACTTTCACTAACAGGATGGAGCCAAACTACGTTCACCCAAAAGACGGCGATCACAACGAGGATGCCGACTGTGCTAAAGTATTAGCGGATGCCAATGACTTCAACCATACAGAAGTAATAATTACGCCTGAGATTGCAAAACAATACTGGGATGATTCTATATATTACATCGAGCAACCTGTGTATAATCCAAGCCTGTCGATGTATTGCTATACTAATAAAGTATTACATAGTAATGGTATAGTAGTCACAATGGCGGGCGATATGGGAGACGAGGTTTTGGGCGGCTATCCAAAATATTGGAAATTAAGAAAAGAACAATTCAATAATTGGTCGGACATAATAGATAAATGGATCAATCGTATCAAGAGACCAATCAAAGTGTATGACAAAGTAAGATTACGTGATGAACTTTTAAAATGCTATCCAGACGACTTATGGAATCCTAATGACCCTATAGGGTCATACATGGCACTGGATTGTGTTGCACAGGTTCCTGAAGAATTTTTAATGAGGAACGACAAGTATGGAATGGCTTACAGCATGGAAGGACGTTTTCCTTTAGCGACGAAAACTTTCATGCAGTATTGCATGGACATTCATAGTGACGAGAAGATAGGTGAAACAAAAAGCGATACTAAACTTTTGACCAAGGTTGCATACAAAAGATTATTACCAGATGTGATTGTCAATAAGATGAAGACAGGTTGGACTGTGCCACTACAACATTGGTGGAACAAAACAGGCAAGGCAAGTATTCCAACAATGATTGTGGCTGATTGGATTAAAAAGTACAACATGACCGGGTAGATTAAATATTGATAATATGAAAATAAAAGTACTAACATCATATAAACCAGGCACCTGGAACGAGTACGCCAAGCGAGCCGTTGACAGTGTGTTGCAACACTGGCCCCAAGATACGCAAGTGGCGGTGTACCACGAAGCACAGTCTCAAGATGTGTTTGAACATCCGAGAGTGGAATGGTTAGATGCTCACGAAGTACAGCCTGAGTTGTTAAAATTTAAGAACAAGTACAAAGACGATCCTGTGGCAAACGGTGAAATAAATGAAATACCAAACGGTGTGCGTAGACCAATACCCATGGCACCTAAAGGATCTTTCCTTTGGAATGCTGTGAGATTTGCAAACAAAGTTTTTTGTGTAACTCATGCAATAAAAAATTCTGCAGGTTATGATTATCTGATATGGTTGGATGCTGATACATACTCCTTTAGGCCAATACCAAAAGAGTTTCTTGAAGGACTACTGCCAAGTGATTCAATGTTGACTTATTTGGGCAGGCAAAATCCAAACCTAAATGACGGTGGAAAATATCCAGAATGCGGATTCGTGGGGTACAATCTGAATCATCCCGAAATACAGAACCTTACCAAGGACTGGGAAGACCTGTATGTGTCTGACAAAATATTTGAACTAATCGAGTGGACTGATTGTTCTACGTTATGGTACTTGTCTAAAAGATATCAAAATGAAAAAAATATAAAAGTAAACGATATAGGTTACTGGAAAGGGGTCAGGGGACATCACGTGTTCATCAACAGTGAACTAGGACTGTACATGGATCATTTCAAAGGCAACAGGAAATCAGAAGGCAAAAGTAAATTGAAAGACTTCAAAGGTGCCGGAGATGACATAAAAAGTTTGGACTACTGGAAAAAAATATAAAATGAGAATAGAAGCATGGCCCATGCATGGCCCATTGAACAGCAAAAATATCTTTGCAAAATTTATAAAATCTATACAGGAAACTGGTGACGAGGTGCACGTGAACAAAGAGACTAATGGTGACGTTGCAGTAATATGGAGTGTGCTATGGAGAGGTCGTATGCAGAGTTACAAAAGCATTTGGGATAGATACAGGAACCAAGGCAAACCTGTAATCGTGATAGAGGTAGGCGGACTGCGTAGGAATCTCAGTTTCAAATTAGGCATCAACGGTATAAACAGAGACGCAGATTTTGCCAACCAAGAGTTCGATGGCAAGCGTTGGCCTTTATTCAAGCACGAGCTACGTCCATGGAATCCAACCGGAGAGCTGATAGTGATATGCGGTCAACATGACGCATCCGAGCAATGGAAAGGACTCCCCAAGATGTCCAACTGGATTGAACAACAGATTACAGAGATCAGAAAGTACACAACCAGACCAATATTGGTTAGACCGCATCCTCGTAATATTATAAGTTTTGATGAAAGCAAATTCAAGAATGTCAAAGTCAGATTACCTAAAAGAGATTACAGGACATACGATGACACTGATTTTAAGGCCACACTAGAAAGAACTTGGGCAGTGGTAAACCATTCCAGCAACCCGGCAATAGAAGCAGTGATGAAGGGCATACCTGTGTTTGTTTCAGATTCAAGCCTGTGCCATGACGTGGGCAACATCAAACTAGCAGACATCAACACACCGGCCATGCCCAACAGATCGATATGGGCAAATAAATTATCATACACCGAATGGTTTGAAGATGAGATAGAGCAAGGACTGCCATGGGCAAGGATTAAAAAAAGACTAGAGGAGAGATACTTGTAATGCAAACTATTAATATCGGGAGAAAAAATGTAATTGAACCAATCCCATGGGAACCATACACAGGTGAAACTATTATCTTAAACACAACAATACGCAAGGGAAAACGTATACAAGAAACAGGATACTTTGAAGACAAAGTCAAAGCGGTCCCACGTGGCAATGCCTATTGTATAGGTAACGGGCCTTCACGTAAAGATTTTGATCTCAACAAACTAAAGGCCACAGGACAGACATATGGATGTAATGCACTGTACAGGGATTTCATGCCAGACTTCATATTCTCTGTAGATACCAAGATGTCAATGAAGATGGTGGAAGACGAGGTTGGGCTAAAGACTGTCCATTATGGTCCTTCGCTAGAAGTCAACAGGAAACAAAGCAAGGGAATGATACACTTAATTCCCAACAACCCCCACTGGATATCGGGCAACGCGGCATTCTGGACAGCAGGCGTACACGGACACAAAAACATATACCTACTAGGTTACGACTTCAGGGAATACGGCAAGGGAGAACTTAACAACATATATCAAGACACTGAGAATTACGGAGAACGTAATGACGACAAAATATTCGAGGGATGGCTAAAACAATTCAGAGACATGTTAAAGATGAGGCCTTATGTGAACTATACCGTAGTACATGACAATCCTCCGGAGCATATGAACTATCTACAGACAGGCACCGATCTTGGCAACAGTCGAGTTATTAGTTACGATGAATTTGAAAAGATACTAGCACCTAGTAAGGCCTAGTCCTGCAATCTTAAACTTGTTTCTCCAAGCAAAGAAGTTCGCATTGTGATTTGAATAAGGATCATTCATCCAGGCCATTTGGTAAAGGTGTACCATTTCGTGTGCCAAAGTCTCTATGAAGTCTTTCCATTTTGGAAACTTACAGTGCATTTCAATATAGAATTCAACTTCTAGATGGTAGGGTATCTTACGCTGATCAAATTTACCTTTTGGTGTTTTCCTGTTGTCCCAATTGGCAACACATCTACCCCAGTCTTTGTGTAGTTTTTTGATTTGTATCTCAACTATTGGTAATCTGCTGTTGAATAATGTCCTGTTAATGTATCTGAACCATTGATATGCTTGTTGCTGAGTTGGCCTGAAGCCTTTGGCATTCTTGTATCTAGTCGCAGTATTTTCCAACTTTACCTTAAGTTGTTTTTTGACATTTACCGCTTTGTTCTTTGTTTTTTTCATGGTTGACTATATTACCAAGTGTGCTATAATATACTAATAATTACCTAAAATATCATGACTAATATGCACACAGATTTGCCAAAAACAATTAACGAAGCACTTAAAATACTAGCATATAACGATTATTTTTGGGCAAATCCATCAATGATAGGAAATACAGCCGTAATCAAACCACACCCCAAAGATCACGAAACTGTGAGATCTCTTGCAGAATCACAGTATGCATGGACGGAGAAGCAGGCCAGACTGGCATTAGTGATACTGAAAAGATATCTGACCAAGTTCCGGGCACACGGCATGGACATCAAGAAGTTGTTGGACAACCCTGTGTACGATGATGACTTCCGTGTGATCAGTTTTGACAAGGTCATTGAGAAGTACACGGACGACGACAACGTTGACAGGATAGAGATGAGATTCCCATATCACAAGAAAGTAATACAACTGATACGTTGTATGAAAGACAAACGTGACCTACCAGGAATGTATGCGTTGTACGATGGTGAGAAGAAGAAATGGACATTCCAACACAGTGACGTCACTGCCTACTATCTGACCTTGATCGCTGTGAGATATGATTTTAAATTCACAGACGACAGTCTGCTCGACGACTACGAAGAGATTAAAAAACAAGTGATCGGACATCGTAAACCCACAGCACGATTGGTTGCCGGAGAGGTGGTCTTGGACAACGCACCAGAATCTCTGCAGGAATTCTGGAATGAAAATCTCAAGGACAAACCAGCGTTGACACAAGTGGACTCACTGAAGAACTTCGACATATCGACCAATGGCATCAATGTGCCAGCAGAGACCATGCTGGGTCACAAGATAGCACACAACAATTACCACAAGTTATGGATTGACTCCAAGGGCTTCTCAAAGAAGGAGGTGGTCAAAGGTCTCATTGAATTAGACTGTTTCCCATTGATCATGCCGGTGAGTGGAGACATACACATGGAAGATGATGTTAAGGATTTCTGGGAATGGATGAATGCATTCAAGACACACGGTGTTGACCTGTTGAATGAATGTAGTTGGGGATTCGATGTCAAGGAACCCATCTACAAGAAGGACCTAGAACGTTTCAACAGCGAAAGGACCTATCTATTAGACAATCAAAAATCAAAAGAGTTCTTTGAGAATCTATACGAATTACATCAAATGAGCAAACAGTTTAAATTAATCAATAAACAAACAAAAATAATATTCGTTAGGAATAGAATACCAAGGGCGTTGATCAAGAGCAAAGTCAAACCAAAAGCATCACTGGTTGGAATAGGTGGTGGTTATTATGCCACGGGCACGGACAACTTGAAAAGAATGCTTGAAAATCTTCCAAAAAAGTTGTATTATAGTGATCACCAACCGAGTAGTTGGGATTGGCATGATCACGTTATAGTAAAACTTTAAATATGAGCAGTTGTAAATTAGTAATAAAAGATGAAGTGAATGTGAAGTTCGAGAACCTGAGCCTCGAATGGCGCAAGCGATTGTCTAACAAATTCAAATATGAGATACCATATGCAAGACATCTGCCAGCAGTCAAGTTGGGCAGATGGGATGGCAAAGTAAGTTTCTTTGGGTTGGGTGGTACAACATACCTGAACCTAGTTGACCAAATACTTCCTATTCTAGATGAGGGTGGTGTATACATAGATGTTGAAGATAAAAGAGAGCAACATAACTTTGAATTTAAACAAGTAGACAAAAATTATCTATCACACATAACGTGGCCCGACAATCATCCAGCGGCGGGACAGCCAATCGAATTGAGAGACTATCAAGTGGAAACCATAAACAAATTTATAGAACATCCACAGAGCATACAAGAAATTGCCACGGGTGCAGGTAAGACCATTATTACAGCGGCCTTGTGCCAATTGGTCGAACCATATGGTAGGACACTGACCATTGTTCCAAATAAGAGTCTTGTCACACAGACCGAAGAGGACTTCCTTGCTTGTAATTTAGATGTGGGCGTGTACTACGGAGATAGGAAAGAACTAGGTAGGTTCAATACGATTGCAACATGGCAGTCACTAAACGTATTAGAAAAGAAAAGCAAAGACGAACACACAACCGATTTCTTAGAAGCCATACAAGGAATAAACACAGTGATCATCGATGAGGTGCACATGGCCAAAGCAGATGTACTGAAGAGATTGCTGACCGGTCCATTCGCACACTGTGGAATACGATGGGGACTTACAGGAACTGTGCCAAAAGCAGAGTACGAGTTCATGGGATTAAAATGTAGCATAGGTGACGTGTCCAATAGGATACAAGCCAGTGAACTGCAAGACAAAGGCGTGTTGGCCAACTGCCATGTGAATGTTTTACAGACACAGGATCATCCACAGTTCAAAACATACGGTGAGGAACTTAAATGGCTGACCACGGATAAGACCAGGATGAAGTGGGTTGCCAACACAATCAAAGACATATCAAGTTCGGGCAACACACTGATACTTGTGGACAGGATATCTGCAGGTGAGATCTTAGAAGAACAGATCGAAGATTCAGTGTTTGTGTCTGGATCAACTAAAAACACAGACAGGAAGGAACAATATGATGAAATATCTACTGCAACAAATAAAGTTATCATTGCCACATATGGAGTTGCCGCTGTTGGTATTAATATTCCTAGGATTTTTAATCTTGTTCTCATAGAGCCGGGCAAGTCATTTGTCAGGGTAATACAGAGCATAGGACGTGGGATTAGAAAAGCGGAAGACAAGGACAGCGTACAGATCTGGGACATTACCAGCAGTTGCAAGTTTGCAAAAAGACACCTAGGGGCAAGGAAAAAGTTTTACAAAGAGGCCAATTACCCGTATAATATAGAAAAGATAAATTATGAAAATCCTTACACTGGATAACAGAACATACACATTAGAGAAGATACCTGAATGGGTTGATGAGGAACTTAGATTCGCAGTGCTTGACAATTCAGATCCGGCAAACCCGGACTTCTTCTACATACCGTTAATATTTCTAGAGAGCTTCAATGCACCAGCGGCGGTATTAGAAATAGGTGATTATAAAATCAAAATGCCTTTGGATTGGAAGATGCTTATAGGAGAAGCAGGACAATCGGAGATGCACGTGTTACCAATTACAAGTCTGAATGATAGAGGATTTGATGCTTTCACATTCAATCCGTTATCAAGTCCTAAACCTGATTTTTATCCAATTGATGTGGTAGACATATACACAGAAGTGAAATGGTATTTCCCAAAAATAAAATCAGGACAGATGTTGGCAGTGCCACTGAACAACGGTCCAAAACCTATGTGTGCCTACTTTGTCAAGGACATCTCGAGACAATGTGAACAGGTAGACTATGGCTCTGTCTGGTAGGAAAACAATAACAATCGACGCACCGATCCTGATAACCAGTAACAAGATTGCTGTGTGGATGGACGAGGACTGGATGTATAATTTCTTTGACTTCATGAAGAAACACAAATTCCAATTTTCAGGTTTACAACACAAGAACAAGAAACTAAAATTAACATTTGCAACAGCGAAAGATTGTACGATGTTTGCACTAAAATATGCCAGCAGAAAAAAATAGAAAATTTTTTGATCTAAGAAACGGTTTAAAAGCCGTGGACTTCAGGAACAAGGACTACTTCGACAGGATCGATGACAAGGAGAAATCGTTGTACTCACCATACATGCTGATGAGATATGTTTCCAATGTGTCTTCGAAGGATCCGTTCTATATAGAACACTACATAGAGATGGTAAACGAATGTGTGAACAAGCACTGCTTCACACTGGGCAAACACAAGAAACTGTTATGGATACTGACCGCCATGTGTGGAGCAGAGACAACACAATTCCATCAATGGATCAAACCAATGAAGCGTGTACCAAACAAAAGTCTAAAGAAATTACAACAGATATACCCAACGTGGAAGGAAGCAGACCTAGAGACATTAGACAAGGTAATAACTGATAGAGAACTAGAGGAACTGATAGAGGCACATGGCATCGACAAATAAATGCACATACTGTGGCAAGGAGTTTGCCAAGGAACGTACACTGCAAGTGCATCTGTGCGAGCCAAAGAGAAGGTATCTTCAAAGAGATGAGAAGTGGGTAGTGAATGCGTTCATGGTGTTCCAAAGATTCTATCAGATACATCAACACAATTCAAAAACAAAAACATACGACGATTTCGTCAAGAGTTCATACTACAACGCATTCGTGAAGTTTGGAAGATTCATCATGCATGTCAACCCATTGTATCCTGAAAAGTACATAGAGTTTGTTTTGAGATCAAAGATAAAACTTGACCACTGGGCAAGGGATGACCTATACGAAACTTACTTAATAGAAGCACTTAAAACAGAACCGGTGGAGGCCGCACTGCAAAGAAGCATCGCAACAATGATGGATTGGGCCACAGAACAAAACGCACAATGGTCAGACTACTTCAGATTGGTCAACACCAACAGGGCAGTGCAACACATACAGCAAGGAAAAATTAGTCCGTGGCTATTGTTAGGTTGCGGCGCAGGCAAAAGGATGTTAAAATCTTTTAACGACGAACAATTACAAATGATAGAAAAATTTATTAATACAAGTTTCTGGCCAAGCAAATTAAAGAGTTATCCTGCTGACCACATGCTGGTGCAAGACACAGCAAGGGAGGCCAAGATTGTCTAAGATCGATTTAGAAGTGTCTGACAACTTGCAATTTGATGACGGCGACTGTGCAGTGATAATCAAAGAGGATGGATCCATAGGAAGAGTGGTCATGCCAGATGTGAATAGGAAAATGATAGCGTCGGAAGGATATAAGAAATTGTTAGATGTTCTAGAAGTATTGCAACCAGGTGCACGTGATAAAATGATAAACTATGCCCAAAAAGGCAAAGGGAGTATGCACTAATGCCTGATGTAGATATAGATTTCTTTGACAGAGATAATACACTAAAACTTTTCAAACACACACCTGCATCGATGATCAAAGATGGCAAGTCAGAGAAGCATAAGACTGGTGTGTACTTCCATGCGGTTCCAGAACATCCTGTGACCGGACATGCGTCATTGGATTATAAGAATGCAGAAGACAGGGGTTACTTCAAGATCGACTGTCTAAACGTTAACATCTACAAGGACGTAAAGTCAGAACAGGAACTTGTAGAGTTAATGATACAGGAACCTGACTGGGACATGCTTAAAGATCCAAAGGTGGTCGAGAATCTTTTTCATCTGAATGGTCATTTCAACATAGTTTCCAAACTGGAGCCAAGGACCATAGAACAACTTGCGGCCGTGTTGGCTATAATACGTCCCGCCAAGAGGGGACTGATGTACAAGGATTGGACCGAAATAATGAATGAAGTGTGGACCAAGCCAACTGATGGTTCCTACTTCTTCAAGAAATCACACGCAGTTGCATACGCCCAGGCCATAGTGGTGCAGATGAATCTGATCGCAAAAGATAAATATAACTTTAGTGTACAACAAGACAAATAAAAAACTCACTAAAAAATCCAAACCCATCGTAGTAGACCTATCCAATGATGGACCGTTCTCGGTCGTGTCGTTGTCCAATTTCCTTACAAACTACTGGAAATCCAAAACAAAAAATAAATGGAAAGTACTGAACAAAGAGGAGCAACTGGATGCCCGTTGGATCAAGCAGGAACTACCTTACTGGCAAGAGATTTGGTTAGAGCGTGGTATAAAGATTAGATGGGATCGCAGACAGCGGTCTTTTTTTTTGACTGCTGTTAAGTAGGTCTTCTGACTAATTGGATGGTTCTTCTTTTCACCCGTTTCTTTGAAATATCAGAAAGTTTCACTGTAGGACCATGAACAATTTCAACATCCTTTGAATTTAATGTTACCAAAGTTGATCTAAAGTAACTGAACTCTCCCTTGAGAAATATGTTGATTGGTAATTTACGATTGGACTCGTGCCACCATGTTTCACCACATTTTAAATATTTCATCTTGTCCTGCGGCATCATAAGCCTGCCGTAGTCATAGAAACTGATAACATTGACATCCTCATTCTGTACTATGCCCACGTACTCCAGATCGCCCTTTCTAATCAGGCTTAGGAATGGGAATTTGTCCCTTAGAGTGTTAAAAATTTCGTTCATTCTATATCTATAAATACTGTTAAATATGTATTATGCAAACAGTACAAAGGTATTTAATAAATCAATTGGTAATAGCCTACATAAGTGGTTATCACGGGAGGAACTCAAAAGTGTACGATAGACGCCTAACACTGCATAGAGGTGTATCAAATCCAATCTCATTCACGTTCAAGAACGAGGATCAGAAAGCACAGGATATCACTACAAAAACTTATGAGCTCAATATAATTGACATCGAAAGCAAGAAAGCAGTGGTTACAAAAAATTTGACTGTCCTGGACGACGGATCAACAGTAAGCACTAAAGGTGATGCTAGTTGTACAATCACTGATGGCGATCTGTTAAAACTAGATGCCAAGTTTTACAATTTTTCAGTTAGTGATGTCACTGATAGGGATAATCCACAGATAACATACTCGGATACCGGTTATGCGGCCGGTGGCACAATCGAAGTGTTGGATGGAGCATATGCACAACACGTTTCAAGCACATCGATCAGTGCATTCACACTTTCGGACGACACATTCACATCAAGTGCGGTCACAGGCAGACCTGGCATTAACAACAACGAAGCACTACACACTATCGCAATATATCCTAAAAATTTCTCAGGTACGGTTACAG